GACAAGTGAACTAAAAGTAGATAAGATTACACCAGCGTCAGGGACCAATACACAAATTGGTGAAGCAGGTGATACAACTAATCTTAGCGCTGGAACTGTAACATTACCGACAAGTATTATTACAGGGCAGTCTGCTAAAACATCTTTAGCTGATGCTGATAAATTTTTAATTAGTGACTCAGCAGCTTCTGGTGCTTTTAAATATGTTGAAAGTCAATACATAGGCGGTGGTGGTTTAAATCATATTATAACAACAACTGTAAGTTCTGGTGGTTCTGGTGTGAGTGATGTAACTTTTTTAAATGGTAGTGGAGGTGTTACTCTTGATGGCACTTATAATACTTATTTAGTTACAGGTACTGGAGTTGGTGTTGCTACTGACGATACATCTCTTATTTTTAGAGTTAGTATAAATGCAGGGTCAAATTATAATTCTCAAATATATTTAACACATCACATTGTTGAAACTACTTTTGGAGATAATAGTGGAAGTTCTGGTGCAGGTGGTCAATCAGTATCGGGTCCTGCACAATTGTTTGCGGGTGCAATGGGGGCTTATTCTGGAGAGAATGTAAATTTTGAAATGAAAATTTTTGATGTTGGAAGCACATCTAACAAAAAAGCATTTACTTATGTATCTGTTGAACATCAATATAATAACATTGTAAAAGTAAGACATGGAGGTGGAATTATTGCTGAAGCCTCAAATGCAATAGATGGAATTAGATTTGCAGCGGGCAGTGGTAATATTACTGAGGGTGAATTTTCACTTTATGGGTTAGCAAAAAGTTAAGGATTAATCATGGCAAGATATAGAATAATAAATAATGAAAAAATTCCTTTTACTGCTGAAGAAGAAGCGGCAAGAGATGCTGAAGAAAAAGCATGGGAAGATGGAAAGCTAGCAAGAAAGCAAGCTCAAATGAGAGACCTTAGAAATGAATATTTAGCAAAAACAGACTATCTAGCTAATTCTGATGTAACAATGAGTGATGCACAAAAAACTTGGAGGCAAACTCTTCGTGATCTCCCTGCTAATGAAAATACTTTAGAAAAAGTAGAATTAATTTTAAAAAGAAATGATGATGATGGGCAATTACAACATTCAATATGGACAATACCTAGCTAATGTCTAAGTTATCTGTAAGAAATATTTATTTTACACCAGTTAAAAAAAGAACAAGCATAGGAGACTCATCAAGGAGTAGACCTAAGAATAAAAATACAAGGAAGTTACATAAACGAACTAGAGGACAAGGGAGAATATAATTATGCCACATGAAGCAGGACATACACAACAAACAACGCAGATACCTGCAGTACAATTACCAGTTGGTGTTGTTCCTAATCCGCAAGCAGGCACATCTAAAGATGTTTTAGATTTAGTAAAACAATCTGTAAGAGACCCTAGACTTGCTGTAGGAGCACAAATAAATCCTGCTATGCAAACTGCTAATCCTGCAGAATATATGTCAAACCAAGGTGTAGCAACAACTGCTCCAACAATTACAACCCCTACATCTGCAATTACACAGGCAACAGCAACTACGCCTGGAACAGCAGTTCAAATAGCTGACCCTGCATCTCAAACTGCGGCTCAATATACAGCAACAACTGTAGGTACGGCACCTCAAATGACTGCGGCTCAAGGTACAGTAACACAACCTATGACAGCAGAGCAAGGTCAAATAACTGCTGATGCAACTGTAGCAGGACAGTTAGGTACATTACAACAACAAGTAACTGATGCAGTAAATCAAGGTAAAGAATTACCTGCATGGGCTTTAGGTGCACAAAAACTTGTAGAGTCTAATTTAGCTAAAAGAGGACTTGGAGCTTCTAGTATGTATGCGGAGTCTATGGCTCAAGGTATATTACAATCTGCTATACCAATAGCGGCGGCTGATGCTGATACCTACAAACAAATGATTTTTCAAAATCTTAATAATAGACAGCAAGCGGCAGTAACAAATGCTCAGTCATATTTTCAAATGGATATGGCTAACTTATCTAATTCACAACAATCAAGTTTACAAAATTTAGCATCAAGACAAGCACAATTATTTACAGACCAAGCGGCATCAAATGCGGCATCACAATTTAACGCTACAAGTCAAAACCAAGTAAATGAATTTTTTAGTAGTCTACAAAAACAAGTTCAAACAAATAATGCTCAAAGAAGTGATGCAATGAATCAGTTTGCTACAGCAGAAACTAATAAAGCAAATGCTATAAACGCACAAAATGCAACAGCTATAGCACAAGCAAATGCAGATAGAGAAAATGCAATAAATCAATTTAACTCACAATTAAAAGATAATCGTGAAAAATTTAATGTGGAGAATCAACGTATTATTGACCAGTCTAATACTACATGGAGAAGACAAATAAATACTGCAAATACTGCGGCGGCAAATGCGGCAAATCAAACTAACGCACAAAATTTATTAAATACATCAAACTATGCATTATCATCACTATGGCAACAATGGAGAGATGAAGCTACATGGACTAACGAGTCTGCACAAAACGCATTAGATAGAGCACATAACTTAGCACAAGCGGCATTTGAAAGACAAACAGAATTTGATTTAGCTGACCAAGCGGCAAGAGATAACTTATTTAACACAATCGGAAGATTTTTATCGGGGGTATTTAGTTAATGTTTGGAAATATATTTAAAAAAATTGTACCACTAGCTGTTACAGCAGGTCTTGCATATACAGGTGGTAGTATGTTAGGTGGGGGCACAGGTCAAGGCATTGGCCCTGTAGGTTCTAACTTATTTTCTACATCAAGTTTAAAAGAAAAATTATTAAACTTTGCAAAAAAAGATGCACTTAAAAGAGGAGCAGATGCTGTTTTTGGAGGTGCTGATGATTTTCAATCACCATATGCAACTGCAAGTGTAAACTTTGATGAATACAGAATGCCTATAGGTAATGTATCTGCAGGTGGCGTAATAGGGTTTCCAGGTAATATAAAAACTGCAGACCCAGAAGTTATTGCGTATCAATGGAAACAACGTATGACCTCATACATAGCATAGGAAATAAAAATGAGCACACCAGAAATAACAACAAGTACAAGTAATCCATTCGATGCACCAGTTCCTGGACAATCATTAACAGACATTCCAGGCAATTATCCTTGGGAGCATCCGCCACAATTTACGGATTTAAATGAAGCGGCAGAATTTGTTTGGGATAATTTACACGAAGAAAATAAATTAGAACAAATTTTATTATTATTAAAAAGTGGTGTATCTGTTGAAGGATTGACAAGAGGTATGTTATTTACAGGTTTTATAGATGGTAAATGGAATGTTGATTTAGCCCTATTGTTAACTGAAATAGTATTTAACCAAGTACTTGCAATAGGAGTAAAAGCAAAAATAAAAAATATTAAAATTTTATCTAGTGATAACTCTAATGCAGAATTTAGAAAAGAGTATGGTAAATTAATGATGTCCAAAAATAAAGAAAAGAAAAAAGAACAAGGTATAAAAGAAATAAAAGAAGACGTTAAACAATTACCAGAAACTGTAGGTTTAATGTCTAAAGTACAAGGAGAGTAATATGGGTTTAATGAGCGTTGTAAATTCTTTAGCAAGTTCACCTCTTGGTAAAATAGCAGGTGGATATTTAGAGGGTGAGATAGATAAACAAGAAGCTGAAGCTGAAGCAAAGAAAACAAAAGACGCAAGATACGCCGCTATTACAGATGGGCTTGTAAATAATTTATTAACAATAGAAGCTAATGTAATTGCAAATGCTACTAAAGAATCTCAAATTTATGATGAAGGTAAAAACTGGGCACTAAGTAAATTTGGAGAAGGTGGATTAGCAGTTATTGAAAGAATGAGACAAGATGGTTTAATTAGTGGTGCCAATAGTTGGAATGATGTTTTAGTTAATTCTAATAATGTTTATGGTGCAGGATTACCACAAGGGTCTGAACCTTGGTATATGCAACAAGAATGGGCAGATTATGCAGAACAATTTAAAGATTATAAAGCACCAAATGATTATTACAGAGGTATAATAAATCAATCACAAAATCAAATAGGAAATATACTTAAAAATAATGGCATAGGTGATTATACATTTGATTTATTTTCTGGTGCAAAAACAACAGGAACAGCCCCTACTGATTCTAGACCTATGACTATGTCAGATGTTGGTGCGGCTACTATGGGTGCATCTACAACTGTACAAGGTGAACCAGGAACTCAAGCAACTAATGAAGGCACAATTAATATAACTAGTTTAGGAAGTGCACCAGTATATACTAACAAAGGTATAGCAGGTTATAATGCTAATACATATTCTAAAGCAGTAGCATCATCTATAGAACAAAACTATCCACAATTTGACCAATTATTTATTCTTGGTATGGATGGTAGTATGACATTTAACAAACAAGCTTTTGCAGGTGATACTAATAGAGTTCAAGAAGTAAATAATGCTATGAGATATATAGATAATACTTTGTTAGAATCTAGAGATTTATATCAAACAGGTAAATTAAACAACGATGCAACTTATGGTCAATACAGCCAATTCTTTAATACAAAAGATTTTGATGAACAAGGTTTTGTTCGTATGGCATCAGATGCTTACTTTGATGTTATTAATCAACAAAAAGCAGAATTAATAAAGATAAATGTTCTTAAAAGTGATTTAAGAGAGCAGATTAATGATGGCACTTTAAATCAAGTATATCTTGCAGAACTATCTGATTACTTAGATGATGTGTTTCCATATAAACCAGGTGACCCTAACTCTTGGGAAAATATGTATTTAAACGCTGTAGCATTAGAAGATAGTCCATTTAAACGTGCATATGATGAAGCTGTTACAGATTACTTTAGAGAAAAAAGACGTATAGGTGGATATAATCATACTATGCAATTTATTAGTCCTGCTGACACAGTTCAAACTAAATTTAAAGGTAGTCAAATATTAAGTAATATTCCAGAAGAAGATAGAACAAAACCTTACGTTGAATATTACAAACAACAAATTACAAATTTTGTTGATGGTGATTTTGGGCCAGAACCAATTAATTCTTATTTAAACAGAATTGCACCAGAAAATTTTGCAGATGTAAAAGTTTTACAACAACAGTTTGGATTTCAACAAGAACAATTAATTCAGCCTATGAATGAAACATTTGATTTTCCAGATACATATAAAGATGTAAACTCTGAAGCTGTAGCAACAGTTAAAAAACAAAGAACTAATGTTGTTATTCCTGGACTACCAACAGTTGCTAGTTCTATATTAGCACAATCAAATATGACAACTGGAGCACAAGTATTATCTTGGATGCAAAGTTTAAATGGTGATGTTAATGCAATAAGACAAGCTGTTATAGGTATGATTGTAAATGACATACAAGCAGGTAATATTGATAATATGCCTAGTGCACAAATTATAGATTTAGCAGACCAAGTTCTTTTAGATTTAGGACAGTTTGCAGGTGATGAATTTGATAACAGAGGTTCTACAGATGCTGACGCTATAGTTGCTGATAATGAAAACTTAGCTACTATTGAAAATGATAATACAGATATTAACGAAGCAATAGATAATGAAACTGCAGATTCAAGTGATAAGTTAGAAGAAGAATTACAAAATAATTTTGAAACTTTACCTAATACAGGAGGAGTTGGAAGATGGCCTTGGCTATTTGAAAACGGACAATTTAACCCAGAATTTGCACAAATAAATCAAAAACAAATAAATGAATGGGAAGCTTTGGGTAAATGGGATAGAGAGCAATATATAAAAGCTAGAGTAGAATTTAGAAAACAAGAAGCAGAAGAAAGACGAGATGACCAAAAAGAACGTCTAAGTAATATTTTTCAAACAATAAAAGATTTCGCACTTCCAGATAAAGATAAAAAATAGGAGTCATAATGGCTGATAATCAGTACTTAGAAAATTTTCTAAGCGGTGTTAAAGATATAGAAGAACAACGTAAAGAAAAAATTAAAAAGGATGAGTTAATCCAACCTATAGAGTTTGATGCACCAGTAGTGCCAGAAACTATTATGGCTGACCCAAATCCAGACGCTGAAGACAACAAGCAAATGCGATTAATGAATGAAAAATGGGCTAAGTTTGCAGAAAGAAAACATCCAGATGATGCTAAAAAACAACAAGAGTATATAGAAAAAAGTAGACAACGTTATGACACTATAAATAATTATATGAAACAACCTGTTGGTGGTATATTTGATGCTGTAAACTCTGGATTAAATTTTACTGTTAACAGATTTCTTGACGATGATTCAAAAGTATTACTCCCAACAATAGAACAACCTAAAGACACAGGTTCAGCCCTTGTTCGTGGAGGTGTTCAATTTATGATTCCTTATCTAGGATGGTTTAAAGTTGTCAAAGGTGCTACAACAGGTGCTAAATTAATAAAAGCAAAACCTAAAAACAGATTAAGTTTTAAACAAGATTTAGCTATTGGTACAGGTGCAGGTGCTATTACTGATGTAGTTCATTTTGAAGCTAACGACCCAACATTATCAAATCTGATACAAGCATATCCCCACTTACAAAACCCAATAACAGAATATTTATCAACAGACCCAGATGACTCAGAAGCTGTAAATAGATTTAAAAGAGCAGTAGAAGGTATGGGTCTTGGTAATGTATTTGCTATAGTGTTACGAGGTGTTGGTCATGGTTTTACAAAAGTAAATGACAACATGGCTGAAAAAACTATTAGACATGCTATAGATAAAAAATCTAGACCACTAGCACCAAGAAAAAATAAAAAAGGTAAAAACATAAAAGGTAAATGGCAAGCTCGTGTTAATGGTAAAACTGTAAATGTAACAAAAAGACGAGAAGGTTATACTATTGAAGTAGATGGTGTTGAACATAATGCTGTATATAAAACACTAAAAGAAATAAAAGCTGACATAAGAAATGTAGAAATGCATTCTTTAAATGTTGAAGAAGGATTAAAAGGTAGTGCAAAACTAGAAGTAGATGAAAAAAATCCTTTTTTAAAATTTATGAACGTAGAAAGACGTTCTGTTGGTAGAAGAATAGGTGATTGGTTTAATGGATTACAAATACGTTCTTATCTTGCTATAAAAGGTTTTGACCAATATCATGGTATAAAACTTGTAAACAAAGCACTAAGTGAAAAAGGTTTAGATAAAGGTGGCTTTGAAGATTTACGAATGTACAAAGAATCTAGATTACTTGCGGCTGTATCTGGTTCATTAGAGCATTTAATGAATAATGGCACATTTAAACGCCAGGCTGATGGAGATTTAGTAAAAGTTGGTAAACCTCTAAAAGAAATACTTAAACCATTAGAAAAAGATATTGAAGATTGGTTGCATTATGTAGTATCAAAACGTTTAGTTAATTTAAAAAGGTATGACCCAGATTTAAAAAAATGGGTAAAAGATAAACAAAAGTTTAATGATATATTTCCTAATAAACAGGATAGAGCATTAGTTGTAAAACAATCTAAAAAAGGCAATACTGTAACTGCTGATGGTAGAACTTATGATGAAGTATTAAAAGAGTTTGACCAATTTAACAGAGAAGTATTAGATTTTGCAGAACAATCTGGTATACTTAGTAAAGACCATAGATTTAAAATAGAACAATCACCACACTATATTTCTTTATATCGTGATTTTAAAGGTGATGAATTTGGTTTTACAAAATTTTCTAGAGGTGTAGGTAATGGTCTTGTAAAAAAATTAAGAGGTGCACCAGTTACAGAACCTGGAGTAGAAACAACTGCGAAAGGTTTTATGTGGGATGAAGCTAAACAAAAAATGGTTCCTGCTAAAGCTGATGTATACCCATTTAGAGATTTTCTTGAAGGGTATTTAGAAAATATATTTGGTATAGTAAAAGCATCACATCGTAATCATACTTCGGCTATGATGGGTAAAGCATTACAAAGATTTGTAGATGATGCAGAAAAAGATTTTATAGAAAAAGGATTATCTAAAAAAGATGCTAAAAAACAAGCTATAGAGTATGTAGGTAGAATATGGGGTAAAAAAACTTCTGCATTTAAATTAGATAAAAGCACAGTAGATTTATCTTCTAAAAATGTTCGTGCACAATTAGAAGATATGAACTTAGATTTAAAAGATGCTAATTTAGATGACTTAGTATTTTACTCACCATCAAGAATTAAGTTACAAGATAATCAATTTATATTTTCTAAAAATGTAGGAGATTCTAGAGAATTAGAAATGTGGGAAATATCTAATCCTTTCTTAGCAGAATCTATGATGGCTATGGGAGATAGAATTGTAAAACACACATTTAAAGGATTAGGACTTGCAAGAGGATTTAAAACTTTATTAACCAGAGGTGTTACATATGACCCTGGATTTTTTATGTATGCCAATTTAATTCGTGACTCTGTTGCGTCATCTATATTATCTAAAGATGGTTACTTTGGAATAGGTGGTGGTGCTATACCTATAGTATCAACAGGAAAAGGTTTGCTAAATCAAATAAGAAAAAATGGTATAGTAAAAGACCCACAAGGTAATGCTCTTAAAAACTATGATGGTACAGATATGAGATACCAAGATTTATGGAGAGAGTTTACTTTAAATGGTGGTGGTTTTGATTCTACACTTATGCGTTCTAATTTACAAGAAAATAGAGTTAAGCACATATATCAACAAATGGGCCTTGATTACAAATTTGTAATTAATCGTTCTAAGTATATGCAAGCAGGTGGTGTAAAAGGTGTAAAAAAAGCTATTAATGGATTTGATGATTTTGTAGGTGCGTTTGAGTATGCATCTCGTTTTGCAGAATATCATAGATTAAGAAGAAGAGGTGTTAGTGCAAGAGAAGCATCTTTTCAAGCAAGAGAAATAGCTACAGATTTTGCAATGCATGGAACAGGTTCTTTACTTCACTTTTTTACACAAACAGTTCCGTTCTTAAATGCAGGATTACAAGGTTTATATAGAACATTAAGAGCAGGTGAAGGATTAACCAAAAGTCAAAAACAATTGATGGCGGCTAAGATAGCAACTGCTGTGTTATTACCAACAGTATTCTTTAGATATATAAATAGAGATAATCCAGAATATGCAAAACTCACACAACATACTAGAGATATGCATTGGGTTATACCTAAATCTGGTGGAGGTCATTTCTTAATACCTAAACCATTTGAGTGGGGTGCAATTGGAACTATATTAGATAGATGGTGGGATGCATTTGGCCCATCAGAAATAAAAAATCCTTTGACAGGTGAAAGAATGACATATCTTGAAAGTGATGAAAAATTTACAGGATATGATTTTGCAGAAGTATTTACAAAAATAATGTCAGAGCAAATGAGGTTAAACATTATGCCTCAAATATTTACTCCATTTACAAGTCTTGCAACTAATTCTAGATTTACAGGTTCACCTATAGTTCCTCAGTACATGAAATCTTACTTACCAGATTCTGCACAAGATTATCCGTGGACAAATGCAATGTTATTGACTGCGTTTAAAAAGAATCCAGAGTGGGGTGGTTGGCAAGGATTATCACCAATAGCTATGGAACATATTATAAAATCATACACTGGCACAATAGGTGCATATGTAATGGATTTTATTGTTGACCCTGCATTTAGAGAAGAAGGATTAGATTTAAGTGGTGGGCTAATACCTCCTAAACCAGACGTTACAGGATTTGGTTTTGGTACATGGGATAATGCACCATTAATAAAACGTTTATTTGTAGGTGAAACACCAAGACACACTAAAAATATTATAGATTCTTATAAATTAAAAAATGAAGTAACTAAAAGAGTTAATGAATTAAAAAAATTAAAAGATGAAGGATTTTTTGAACAAGCTATTGAGCTTGCACAATCCCCTGGCATGCAAGATATATTGGCATTAGACAAAGGATTACAAGGTCAGTTTATTAAATTACAAGAAATAGCTAAAGCAGAAAAATTAGTTTTTTCTAAAACATTTGAAGGCGATTCAAAATTTAGAGGTGAACAATTAGAAGAAATTAGAAAACAAAAAATAAAATTAACTGATGAATTAATAGGAATGTTGGAGGCGTACAATCTTGACTACATTATACCAAGAACAGTCACGCTACCATTTAGTGGCTCACAGTTACAATTACCTAAAAGACCACAAGGTCAAAATATTAGTATTGGTTCTACTAATATTACTAGCTCATCACAAGCTTTTGGAAACTCAATTACAGAAATGTTGCATGGAAACTAGTATTTACATAAATAATAATCCAGGAAATATAAAATATTTTGCTGATGGTGGAATAGAAGGTGTTGATTATTATTTAGGTAAAAGCGACACAGGAATAAAATATAAAAAATTTAACTCAAAAGCAGAAGGTTTAAGTGCAATCTTAGATACAGTTTATAAGTATGGAACTACTAATGTTGATGAAATAATGAGTAAGTATGCGAGTGATGATAAAAGCGGAACAGCCATAGAAGATTATGGTTCTGAATTACGATTTGCATATGATGTAGCTAAAAATTTAGATTATGATAATCCTGAACAATTAAAAAATTTTGTTCAAGGTATAACACATTTTGAAAACTCTGCTAATTCAGAAGATTATGCAAATTATTATACAGAAAAAGATTATAATGATGCTGTAAAGTTATTTCAAGAAAAAAAATTATTTGAACAAATTGATAATGTTGAAACAAAAGGGGAGGGCTTTGAAATGAAAAAGCTAGGTCTATAATGAGTATGAAAGATACAATCTGGTTTGTCGGAGTTGTATTGGCATTAGGTGTCACATGGGGCATGACATCACAACGTATATCTGCAATGGAAAAAGATGTAGATAGAATGGAACAAGCTCTTGTAATGTTTACAAAAATGGAAGTAAGACTAGCTGTAATAGAAGCAGAATTAAAAAATATAAATAAAAAACTAGATAACTAGGAGGAAGTATGAATAAATTAAAAGAAATGTGGAATGGTTTAAGTAAAAAAGGAAAGATAGCCGCAAGTGCGGTAGCCGCTATTCTACTTTTAATTATCTTTAGTAACATAGTATAAAGGAGAAAAAATAAATGTTAGGTGGGTTACCAGTAGAAATGATTACAATGCTAGGCTCTAGTTTATTAGGTGGATTTATGTCTATCTGGGGTCAAAGCATAAAAGCAAAACAAGATGAACAAAAATTATTATTGGCTAGAGCTGATAATCAAATGAAACATATTGAGAAAGCTAGAACATATGATAACAAAGGTTTTCAATGGACTAGAAGAATTATTGCATTAACTGCTGTATTCTTTATTATTGGTTGGCCTAAATTAGTGCCAGTGTTTTTTGATACAAGTGTATATTTAACTTGGACAGAATTTACTAGAGGTTTTTTATTTTTAATAGAACAAAAAGAAATAGTATTAGATAAAGAATTTTTTGGCGTAGTAATTACACCTTTAGATACTCACCTAATGTCAGCAATTATTGGATTGTATTTTGGAGGTAGTCTTGTTAAGAAATAGTCTAATTATATTATTAGTGTTACTTGCAACAACAGCATTAGGAGATTCAAATAATGACAACAACGCACAAACAAACTCCTCGGGTAGCAACACGCAAATCACAGGAGGGTATACATCGACTACAACTAACAATAATGATGGACAAACAAATACAACAACAAGCACGACAACCAATAACAGCACTACAAATGGGTCAGATATACCCGTCAACTCAGCTAATGCTCCTTCGTATTCAGCTATGTCTCAAGACGTTTGCTCGATGGGTGTTAGCGGGGGTGTTAGCACTGGCGTATTTGGGCTTTCTGGCGGTAAACATGTAAGGGATTTAAATTGTGAGCGTATTAAGCTTGCAAAAGTGCTTTTCGACTTTAATATGAAGATTGGTGCGATTAGTTTGCTCTGTCAAGATGAACGGGTTTTTATGGCCATGATTATGGCAGGCACACCATGCCCATTTGAAGGGAAGATTGGGCAAGAAGCTATAGAAGAATGGAATAAGTATGACATTGAAAGACCAGATTATGATACATATATTTCTAAATTAGAAACAAGGTCAAAAATAGATGAAGAACTTGCAGAAATAGCAAGACAAGAAGAAGAGAAAAGATTAGCAGAAGAAAAAGCTAGAAAAGAAGCAGAGCTTGCTACACTAAAAGAACAAGAAGAAGTAAATAATATAATTATTGAAACAGATTTAGAAACACAAGAAAGAAGAATAATTAACGTACACGGAGAATGAGATACTTATACTATGGGATATGGCTTTCAATAGCTATATCTTTTTTATGTATTTATAGCATTGGCAATACTCAAACTGTAACTACAGGTAATCTACTACCTAATTCAAATGATGGCGTAGATTGGGGTTCTAGTAGCACAGACCAAATAAATCCTGGTGCTAGTTCTGGATATGTAACTAATAATAGTAATTTAAATGGGTTTGATATTACATGCCCAACAACTCAATCTAATTGTGGGTACAAGTATAGTGTAGGTGGTGACTTTGAGGTCACAGGCACTGCAACAGTGAGTGCTGATGATATAAAATTATATAGCAATACTATAACACAATCAATGCTAGATAATGGCGTTACATTAGATAGTCATGTAGATGTTGCAAATTGTGAAAGCACACAAGGTAACTGTGAATCTAAAGGTGGTGCAAATGATTCTCATACTACAACTGTAACATTAAAAGATAATAGTGGTAATACTTTATCAACTGTATCACAAACAAGAACAGAAGTTACAGGTTTTCAAGGTAACTGTAATGGATATCCAGGTTCATCTGGTGCTGTAGCCACAGCTTGTGGTCAATATAATGACAGGATAATTTATTTAGGCGTAGGTGCAAATAATGTAGATTGGTCTTGGACTGGTACAGATAGTAATTATAGTAATCAATCTAGACAAGGGCCAAATTTGTTAGGTGCAAAACTAACAATGACCTACAATGATACAGAATACAATCCTATTGATGAGGATGTAATAGAAGATATTGAAGATATAGTAGAAAATATACCAGATGATTTTGATTGGATAAACGAAGATATTACTGAAATCCCAAATTTTTCTATACCAGAAGAAGAATTTACTATACCTTTTGAAGAAGATTTTTATTTTGAAGAAATAGTTATTGATGACTTACCCCCAATAGAAGAATTTGATATGGAGGTTTTTCAAGAAATGCCAGATATGGAAATGGTATTTTTTGAAGAAGAGTTTTCTGAACCTATGATGGTTACAGAAGAAATATTTACAGAGGAGTTTGAGGAGGACTTTACAGAATTTTTAGAAGAAACTGGTATGGAAGAAGAGTTCATGGAGTTTCTTGAAGACGAAGGCATAACTGCTGAAGAATTTTTTGAAGAGATAACTGAGGAGGAGTTCAATGATGAGCTTACTGAAGAATCTTTTGAAGAGTTTGAGGAGCCATTGGAAGATATCTCAACGGAGGAAGAAAGCGTTCCAGAGGTTGAGGAGAATGAAACAGAAACAGTGGAAGAAGTTACTGAGTCAGAACCAGTAGAAGAGGAAAAAGAAGTTGCAACAAACGAAACAACAAAAGAAGAAGAACCCGATAGCACAGAATCTGAGGACTCCGAAGTATCAACAGAAGATAGTGGAGAGCAAGAAGATATACAATCGAAAGAAGTGGACACCAAAGACAGGGTTGCTACAGATGTTGCAAAGGTAGAAACAAAATTAAAAAAGAATTTAAAAACAATAGCTAAACAAATAGCTAAAATAACAAAAGAAACAACTCAAAACTTAACAAAAGAAGATTTATTTTTTAAGAACGACACTCTAGATGCTTACACTAAAACACAGTTTTATAAATCAAAAGACATATACACAAACCAAAGTATAAATTTATTTAATCAAATAGATTTAAGCATTTATGATAAAAATATTTACAGTGGGGTAACTCTTGCAAGTTACACACAAAACGACCCTGTAGAGGTACATAGGGTACAGCTACAAAAAGCACAAAACAAAACTAATCAATTAGAATTAGAATTGGAGGCTATGAAGAATGAAAATAATTGAAAAACTTAGTACATATGCGGCACTGCTTGGAGTTATTGGTGCTATTGGTGGTGGTTTTTACACCTGGGGCCAGTTTAATTCAAGGCTTGATGCCATTGAAGCTACACCTCCAGTAAATTTAAAACCATTAAAAGAAAAAGATAAAGAACTAGAAGCAAAGATTGATGATGCTTTATTATATGCAAATGAATACAAAGTAGATTTAATTGATAGAATTAAAAAGGTAGATGATAAAATATTACCTACAGATTTAACTTTAGTATTTAAAGAGATAGGTAAAGTAAAAGAACAGATAGCTATGTTGAATATACCAGACCCTGTAGAATTAACGCCTATCTATGAAATACTTACAGGTATAGAAAAAACTATAGCAATTTTGTCAAAAGAAAATGAAGTGCAAGATGCAAAAATAGAGGAATTAAAATTAAAATCTGCAAACCCATTAGGAGGTTAAATGGCTATTGAAACTACTGGCATAATGCGTCAACAGTTGATGCAATCACCTACTAATATTGCACCGCAAACACCTATGGATGGCACTGTTACAAGAACATCTATGGCTAGAGATTTAATAAGTGCAATGAATGATATAGATTTTAGACAATTGGTTGAACAGTATGCGGCAATATCTGGACAAAGTGTTGCAACATCAAGACCACTAACAAATCAAATGATGCAAAATCAAAATAATAATTTAGGTGGAGATGTTATGCAAGGTGAAGCTAGAACGCCTATGTTGAATCCAAATCAAATGCCAAGTCTACAAGGCACATATTCTAATATGCCTGTAATTCCAAATAATTTTAACAACGCACCTGGTGTTGATGATGCTCAGAGAGAAAATATGGGATTAATGCAACCACAACCTATGGGGGCATAATATGCCTCATCCAGGTGGTTTTCATGGAAATGTAGTAATAGGACAGTCGGGTACAACTCCTGGGCCTGCAGGTATGGGTGGCCCACCACCAAAAACACATAAAGAAAAAGTAAAAGATTTCTTTAGTATGACACCTAAAGAAAGAAGAGAAAGATTTAATAGTAATCAAAAAAATTTATCAAAAAATTTTCCTAAAACTCCATCATTAGATGATGTAGATGATAATAGAACACAAGAACAAAAAAGTAGAGACGATAGAAAGTTATATAGACAATACAGAAGTCCAAAAGTATTATATAATAATGAAGTAGCAAAGCACAACGAATTAGAAGCAGAAAGATTATCTAATACGGGGTATTTTTCTCGTGTTAAAAAAGTAAATAATTATTTTAATAATAAAGCAAGAGAAGCAAAAAAAACATATATACAACCAAACGCATCTTGGTGGGAAAGAACAATAAAAAGTAACGCAATTGATGCATGGTATTCTACAGGTAACATAGCAGTAGGAACAATGGAAGGTGCATTAGGTCTTACATTAGACCCTGCGTCTAGTTTTGTAGCAAGCACAGTTGCAAATGCAAATGATTTGTGGAGGACAATAAATGGATTACCTTTTAGTGCTGAAATACACAATCAAATAGCAACAGATATGCAAGAACATATTATTGGTTCGACAATGGCATATTGGGAATCAACAGGTTATGGAGCTATGAGAACTGCCACAGGTAAAATACCAAGTATGTCTGCAACAGCTAATTTTGTGTCAAAAAAAATACCTTTTGAATGGAATAATGCTACAAAAGTTGTAAACAATATGATGAAGCAGAAAAAAAATAAAGCTTCTAATATGATTATTGATGGGGATTTTAAGATTGTAACAGAGGCGGCTATAAAAAATCCATTAGTAAAGAAAGAAATAAAAACATTAGCTATACAATCTTGGGAACAATCCAACATGGCTAATTTAGGTAGCATACAAGCTAATGCTATTGCCAATCAAATGAGAGTAAAAGAAGGTATCATGCCTGTTCAAGCACAAAGTTTAAGTGCGGCGGCTACACCAACAGAACTTGTAACTGATTCTTTAAATTTAAAAAAAGAACCTTTTTATAACCCTATAAAAATGCAACTAGATTCTTTACCTGTAAATGATGCAGGACAAGTAAAAGTAAAAGATATTGAAACTGTAATGTCTGTAAAGAAAATGCAGAGACCAATGATACTTAGTAAATTTAATGATTATGTAGCAACGTTAAAAGAAAACAATGTTACAAATGTAGATAAAACTACTGTACAAAAATATATAAATGATAATCCAATAACAGCTACTATTGATATAGGTATGAGAGATGTGCCTATAGAATTAATGGAAGAACTAAGTGCCGCTAAACAAAATATATTAGCAGATTATTATGAATTAGAAACTCATACAAACTATGTTATTAATAATTCACCTTATACACTAAAAGATTTAACTACCGCAGATGTTCCAGGACACAATATTGTAAGTCACCCACTAATGATGTCATTAACTGAATGGGATACAATGCGTAGAGTTAGTGGAAGTAGAATGATTCAAGATTTAACAGAAAACTATTTAAAATTTGTGACAGGTGAAGGCACTATGTTTAATGAAGGTTACACCGCAACAGAAGCTGATTTATTAAAAGAGTTTACTGATGGTCAAGTGCTATGGAAATTTGCTATACCAAGTAATAAAAAAGCAAAAACAACAGGCAATTTACCAATAGAAATAAACAGAAGAATGTATTTTGAAGCGTTTAAAGATAAAATTATGTATTCGTTATCACAGATTAAAAATACAGATTTAAATGCAATACCTTCTAAGAGTTTTTTTCAAGGAAGAATGCATCCAAATTATTACACAAAAATAGAAAGAATGCCCTATTACAACGAAATAGGAGAAGCGTGGGTAAGCCAACTATTAAATAATTTTAATAATAGAAAACATTTCAACAAAGATAGAAATGATATAAACGATGGATTTGTTGACGAACCACCAAGAATAAATGGTGAATTAATAAGTGTAGATATGTTAGTAAATTCTGAATTTAAAGGACTTGCTTTAGAAGAAATCATACAACATATGACTTTAAGTGATTTGCCAGGATGGAATAGTTATATAACAGAACTAATGACAGGCACAGATACTTATGGTACGACACCAAATTGGCAAGCAACTATTCGTAACTTAAATAAAAATTCAACCACTCTATTTGAAGTAAACGAAAGAGTAGATGCGGCAAGACAAGATTCAACTCTTAGACAAGTATTAGAAGGGGATAAAAGACCTTATGTAGTAACTAATCCAGACCCTGGCAATTATGAAACTAGAGGTGCTGTAACATACAATTCCCATCCATATTCTAAATACATGGAAGTAAAATTAACATATAATAATTTATCTGGATATCCAGAATTTGGAGACTCACATTTTAGAGATACTAAAAATTTAGCATCTTGGAGTTTAGTTACATCAAGACGTATAAATAAAGGGCCATTAAATCCAGAGGGTGATAAAGCATATTTTATAGAAGAAATGCAACCATCAAAACCAGACACTGTAGTTGACGAGGGAACTGCCACTGGAGGGCGATTTGAGGGTAATACTTTTGTACCAACAACAGATGGTATCCCTTCTGCTTCTGCTATACAGGGAACACCATTTTATGGTACAATGACAAAGATGCAAAAAGACGCTGATTGGTATAAGAAAAAATTATGGGCAGATATTAGAACTGCATATGATATGGGATTTGATTACATAGTTATCCCAACAACAAAATCAATACAACAAAAAACTGGTTCTAAAGGTGTATATGATACATTACCAAATGTTGCAAATAAATTTGGTTTTGATGTAACTAAAAATGCGGATATGAGAAATTATGGATTTGGAGCACCAGATAGAGTGGTAGAACAACGTTTAAGAGATTTTGAAGATGAAAATATTGGATTAACAACTACAGATGTTTTGGAATATGGGCCATATGGAAAAGATGAAATAGATTTTGAATTTTTAAATGAAAAATATGGTGACCATAAATTTCATATTATAGATATAAGAAATAAAGAAAAAGTATTTGAGATACTTAATAAACCACAGCCTGTTGCATTTAATACATTAATAAACCAAACCAGTAAAGCTTTATTTGAAGCTACTACAACTGTTTAAGAAGTTTATTTAATCTTTCATCAAAGTTAACAGACTCAGACATACAGTGTTTTACAATAGAAGATATTATATATTTGTAGTGGGTATCATCTAGTCTTTCAATTATTGTTTTAGGATTAGGATACTCATGATTAATAATTAAATTACCATCAGTATTAATAGATACTTTAGTTATAAAAAGGGGAGCATTACGCTCCCTTTTTTTATTTGGACTTTGGTTTGTCATCTGATTGTACAAACGATGGATTTATTTTTGGGTCTAATTTAGGTAATTTCATTAACACATTTATTGCGTGTGCAACTTCACCATAAGGTTTACCCATGAGATATTTTAAGATGGCATCTCTGTCATCTTTACTTAATATGTAGCTTTCCATTTTTTTCCTCAAATTTTATTTCTCCTGCTATAGCACTATATGCCGCCATATCTATATATGTATCTTCACTAACAGCACCAAGTTTAGTTCGAGCCATTTTTAATAACGCCATCATAATTGCTACATCATGAGCTTCTACTTTTACATCTAAGTATGCCGACCATAACTTAGCTATGTTATCATGGTTTTTTACTTTATCACCATAATCTCTTTGTCTATCTCCACCAACTAAATTGATAGCTTTAGATAATAATTCTTTTGTTTTTTTTGCTACTATCATTTCTTACTCTTTTTAAATTTACGACCTACAAAAAATACTATTGTATTTATACAAGTATTTATTGTAACCATTATTAAAATCCACCATTGCCAAAACTCTACTGTCACACTTTTACCAAATCTAATATAGGAACTAAATATCCTCTTGATGTTAAATTATCTCCTCCAGGAACAACTCTGTAATCTTTACTAACTAATTTTTTTAATCTTGATAATGGTATTTGTATAGAAAACAAATGTGTATCTTTTGCACTAACTATTTTAAATATCCAAGTTCCTGCATTGCTAACTTTTATACCACTATCTTTACCTCTTGATTGAAACTCAACATATACATTACCTGTTTTATGTGCCATTCTATCTGTTTTTAATTCATATTTTTCAAGAGATTTCATTACAAGTTTTTCATGTTTTTTACCATAAGATAAATCTTTAGAAAACTTTGTTATAGAAAAATCATTTTGTTTTAATTTTTTAATGTCTGTACTTTTATTTTCTTTTATTTGTGTTTTCATTAATTTAACTTACTCTTTTTTTCTTTAATTACTTCAGTCATATCTACTTTTTTATCTACAGCCTCTTCATTATCTAATTTTCCTAATGCGTTTACACCCTCATCAAACACTGTGCCAGGGTCTGTTAATGCCATGTTTACCATACCATGAGCTATAGTTAAAGCTATACCTGTTTCTTCTGTAAAAGGTACAAACTTAGGTTCTGTAATAACAATACCAAAACCTCCTTCTGCAGGATAAACTGTTATGGTTATATTATTGTTAATATTCATTACACCATTATCTTTCATTTTGTTTTCCTATTAAGTTAAAAAAATGTGTAGCATCAACAATAACTAGTGGTTGAAACTTGTTCATTTTAATTACAGCAATCGGCACATCCGATGCTTTTGCGTTACTCTGTGCTTGAGCAACAATATCATATATACCTTTAAATGTTTCTTTGTTTTTACATTCAAAAGAATAAGGTATTAATTTTTTAGCAGGATTAGATAATTTAATATCTTCCCCTGTTTCTCCCATTATAGCACAACTTATATCATTATTATCTAAAGTTGTGAATACAGATAATAATGCATCTCTTACCCAATTTTGTAATCTTCTACCTTTAGCTTTCCGACTGCTCGTTCTCATCATCTACTCTTGGATTATTAATTTGGGTATACCAAAACCATTTTGGACTTTTACCTTTAGATTGTTGTTGAGGCAGGTATTGTAATTGATTACCCCAACAAGGTCTTTTATATGGGCAAAAACTACACTCTCTACCTAATACTTTATTACCTGTTGGTTTCTTATAAAACATTTCTTCTACATCACTAAAACATCTTTTAAATTCTTGTTTAGATTCAAGAGCAGTTATGTTTTCTTTAGCTTTATTAACTACTTCTTCTTTTGATGAGTCTTGTGGAGGAACTTCTGTTGTACACCATTCTCCTGTAGATTTATTTATTACAATCCAACCTCCAAAATCTGATTTAGCCCCCTCTCCATACATATATCCTTGAGCTAAATAACCAAATGGGTCATCTTTTTTTAATACATCAAAACCCCCATTTTCTCCAAATTTATTATCAAAAGACCAAGGTGAAGCACTTTTTATATCCCATATTTTATCTCCTATTTTTACATCCATCGTACCATTAATATATTTATCATCAAATTTATATTGTACTTTTCTTTGTATATCTTTTACTTCTACACCAGAAGCTTTCATAATAATTACAGCCGCCGCCTCTATTAAATCTCCAAACAAATTACGCATTTTTGCGTTGTATGGCATTGCCTCTGCTTCAGCACCGCTCTGTTCCATTTGTAATTGACATAATGGTTTACCCACATTTGACATTCTATATCTAAATTGTGTTTCTCTTTCTTCAGTAAATTGTTTTTTAAATGCATCTTTACAAGCATTTGCAAATTCTTCTATTAGTTCATCAGAAACTTCAACGGAGGCTTTATTGGCCTCCGCTAAAAACATTTGTACTTTATTTATAATAAAGTCTGACACTATGATGCTAGTGCCTCTTCTGGTGATATGGTTTTCATAACCTTTTCAGAAACTGCATCATCAACTACTGGTTTAGATTTTTGTGATTGCTTCCAGGACTCAACAACTTTTTTATTTTCTTCGTTAATAGTTTCAGAAAACAATTCCATGGTAGATAAATCTTTTTTACTAAATTCAACTACCTTGTCATCTATAGAAATATCTGTCATGTAATATACATTAGTTCCATGCTTTTTTCTTTTTGTTGACAAAAGAAGATTTGTATTTTGAATAAGTTTACCACGATTTTTGATACTCTTTATAGACTCATTTACTGGTCTAAAATTCATACCACTTATTCTCCACAAACAAGGTAAATCTTCTACGTTTACCTCTTCTCCTGCACCAGTTACAGCATGCATATTTAATAATCCATATGCTAAAGTATAACACTTAATATTTTTTTGTCTGGCCGCTTCTTCATTGGTCAGAGTTTCTATATCTTTAAAAGGAACTTTACCGCATTTTGTACCTCCTAACATATCTAAAGCTTCATCTTTCCATGATTTAAAAATTACTGAAAAGTTTGGATATGTGTTTGTGTCTGGGTCATACTCCATATATTGATAACCTCTTATAAAAGGCCTAAACAATACAGGGCTGTTGCCAGTTTTTCTACTATAAACTTTTTGCTCAGATACTGTATCATAAATAGAGTATGTTCCAACATCTAATTTATTACCATCATCATCTTCACCTATCCTGTTTATAGCAAGTTTTGGTAATACCAATGAGCCAGAACCAGAGTCATCTTCTTGACCTGTTAGTCTCATTATTTCTTCCTTTGACAAGGAATCATATTTTTGTAGTTCAGTCATATATACCTCCAAGTATATTTATCTATAATTATTTGTAACATATTGACACTCACTGTCAATGCTATTCTACAACTTCTAAGTTTAACCAATCATAACCTATTTTAACCTCAGTTTCCAATGGTACATTAAAGTCAATATCGTATGTGTCTTTTAAAGATTTTATAACATTTGAAGCCCCCTCTCTCATAAGACGCACCATAGTAATCTCTTCATCTGGGTGTATATCTACCACAACAGAATCATGAACTGTATTTATTAACATACTTTTTAAATTATGTTTATCTACGAGTTCCTGTATATTTATACAAGCGAGAGGAACTATATCTGCAGTAGCAAATCCTTGCACAGGATAATTTTTTATCTGTGTAGAAAAACTTGTGCCGCCCCAGGGCATTCGTTCTACAGATGGGAACTCGTATTGTCTGCCAGTTGGTAATGTAATTACTTTATATTTTAATGCTTCGTTTTGTAATTTTTCATGCCACGCAGTTATACCTTTATATTTATCTTTAAATGCATCATAATATCTTTTTTCATCCTCAGTTCCAGACATACCTCCATACAAAGGTTTGAAGGTATGTCCTTTGGCTTGTTGTCTAGATACCCCAATGACATCAGCAGTATATTGGTGCACATCTACGCCATTTTCTATATCTTTCATGCCTTGCTCGTCTTGTGCTAGAAATACTGCTGTACGAAACTCTAACTGTGCAAAATCAATTTCCGCTACTTTACCTTTCTCGAATCGAGATGTTATTACTTTTCTTATAGGGAACGTTCCGCCTCGTGGCTGATTTTGGAAGTTAGGGTCACGACTAGACAACCTGCCTGTTCTAGTAATACATTGCATAAAATTAGGATATAAAAAACTATCCTGCTTTACATGTTTTTTTATACCATCTACAAATGTAGACAAGTATGTTTCCAATGCATTATATCTTGTTATTTTACTAACAAAATTATTTAAGTCCTCACTTTGTGAAGATAATCTTTGTAGTGTAGTTCTGTCTGTTTTAAATCCACCTTCAGATGCATCAGATACAAATTGAGCTTTTGCACCAAACCCTGCACGCTCACTTGTATTAGAATAAGTTACACCCTCTGATTTACATACTGGGCACTTTGACATGTTTTTATATTTATCACCATTTACTTTATACTTTTGTATGTAACCTTTACCACTACACTCTGTGCACTGTTTTGCTTTTGTTTTGTATATAGGAACTAAATACATCATGCAGGTTTTTATAAACTCATGCTTTCCCATTTTAGGTCTTTTCTTTGGCTTCTTTGTATATTTATCTATACCTATATTAAACTCTGCTATCCAACCTTTTTTATCTAATAGTTTACTACCATAAATTAACATAGATAACTGCTCTGGACTTGCAGGATTAATCTTAGTGTCGCCCATCTTATCATATATTATTTTATCTATCTCAACTCTTAACTTATCATACTCTAATTGAAACTCCTTTTCAACTTCATCTAATTTAGTTGTATCTATTTTTATACCATTGTTTTCCATCTTAGTAAGTATGACACAAAACTGACACATAGTTCGCACAGTGTTTAATAATACTTTATTTTTTGGTAATTTAAAATCTTTCATGTGAGATTGAAACAATGCTTTTGTAGCTATTATATCTTGCCTACCATATTCATCTACAATTCTCATAGGTATGTTTTCAAATGAAACATCTCGTTCTAAGTATTGTTCAGTTATGTCAGATTTTTGACTAACACCCCGCCTATTACAACAATCTTTTAATTTTAAACTTTGTTTACGTCCACGACCTAAAACATATTCACCAATCATAGTATCATATACTCTACCATTGTATGTAAAACCTGCTTCCCAAAGCCACAATAAATCAAACTTTATATTGTGGCCAACAAGCAATGTAGTTTTATCTAAAATATCTTGCACTTCTTTTTTGTATAATGGCCCATTGTATTCTGAATGTTTAAAAAAGAAATACTCTTCATTTATACCAATACTAACAATAAAATTATTTGGATGTTTTGGTGATGGGTCTTTCTTACCATCAATAATTTGGTAAGATGTTTCTATGTCAAATACTGTAATCAATCTATGTACCTCGATAATTCTGGGATAATCTTACAAGTCATCTTGCCATGATACCCTGTTATTTTGTTTTTACTAACTGCAACACTTCGTAAGTCTTGGTCTAATTCTAAATTATTACTAAAACCTACACCAATAATTACATCAGCTTCTGCCGCTTTACCTGTCTTACTATTCTCCATCATATCAAACGTTAAGTCAAGTCTACCAGATGCATCAGCAGATGCTTGTGATATGCCTACAACAGCACAACTTCTACGTTTAGCAACTTCTCTTGCACCTGTATATATGGCTCTAAGTTTTTCATCTGTTCTTGCAAATGTGCCAGGTATATGTACCTTATCTAATTGGTCTACAATTAAAACATTTGGTTTTTCTTTTGCAACATAAGAGTCTATCTTGTCCAGTGTCCAATCAACTGTATCTAATATTCTCATGTTATCTTTTATTGATGACCATAACTCTTTAGCTTTTGTAGGATTATCTTTTATTTCTGCAAAAGACATCCCAGTATGTGCATTTACTAATCTCATTTGAGTTCGTATTGCAGGCTCTTCATTAATAAGAGCACATACTTTAGCCCCTTGAGAAGCAAAACCGCCTTGACCTGCGACCATATTAACCCAAAATGCGGTCTTGCCACTCTCTGGTCTGGCAAAGACAATTAAAAAATTGCCATCACCAATCCCGTTTACTTTATCTCGTAATCCAGATAAATTAAATTTCCATTTAGTATTATCTTTTAATGCATCAATTAGCAAGTGTATATCATCTGTTATACTTTCATACTCTTGATTATTAACATTATTTGATTCATCTATCAATGTTTGTATATCAGTAAAATTAGTATCACTTGTATTGTTATACATTTCTGTTGCCATAACTGCTATTTGTTTTGCAATAGATTGTTTGTGCAATGCTTCTAGTATAGTTGTGGCTATCTTTCTATTTGGTTTTTGTTCTTTTACTTCGTCAAGTAAATCACTAAAGTTATCTCTTGCAACTCGTGTAAGTGCAGGATTGTATACCTCAGTATGTAATGTGGCAATCTCATCAACAGTTAAACTTTTATCAGAGTTCTCGTGTGCTTTTTTTATTGTTTCATACAATGTGCCAGTTCCATTGGTAAACATAGTTTTAGATACACGACCTTTATTTTCTTCGTAAAAGTCTTTGTCTAGTAATAAATATATAAGTTGTTTTTCAATCATATGGTTCGCAGTTGTTTTAATATTTCTTTCATTAATTTTGTTTTAGTTTTATCTTTCCAATGTCTAATATAGAATTTTGCACTCTTCTTGTCAAGTTTACAGGATGCAGTAGCTAATGGCCAGGTTTTTAAATACGCTAAATACATTTTATCATTCATAGCATATAATTTTGGTTTTATCCTATTATCAATTTTTATTTTTTTATACTCACCATTGTATCCATATACACAATGAAAATACTTTTGTTTTTCCATAACAAACCAAAGATATGTTCCGCAATCAATTAACTTCCAGGTCATTGGCTCATAACAGAAAAATCTTGACCAGTTTGATAATATTCTGTTCCTTTACAATTATTACAAATTCTATTGTGAATGCCCTCACTTAAAAAGGGTTTATTACACATCATACAATCTCTTTTTTTCTTTTTTTTAGTAGCAACCCTGTTACCAATTAATTTGTCTGGGCCTCTACGATAAGTTCTTTTTAACATTTTTTACCTTTTTTAATTCTTCTTTCCAACCTATCTCAAATACTTTAAATAATAATTTTATTTTTGTTTTTGTAACAGGTTGTCTTTTTAAATTAGCATATAGAAATTCAACTAATGCGTCAATAAATATTCTGTTAAACATTATCACATTTCTCCTTGTCTTTTACTTTACTGCAATAAAATTCTTTCGCTTTGTTTTGTTTCTTTTTTTTGTTTTCTAATATTTTCTTTTTCTTTTCTGGGTTAGGACTTGTCTCTAATACTTCATCAATAGTTTTTACTGTTTCTTTTGCAATAAAGTAAGTGCAACCAGGCAATAAAAAAACTAATAATATCAATACTTTATACATTTTGTTTCTCCATTTCTTCCATAGCATTATCAAAATCTTTGTCATAATCTTTTATAACATCTTTAGTTTTATTTACCATGTAATCTAACTGTTCACTTTTATTCATGTACACTAATTCATCTACACCTTTTACAATAAGTCTTAACCTATTTATATATTTATCTGCATCTAACATTTTAACATTCCTTCTATTTGATTACTCCCATAATATTTTAAATCATCATCAAGTATTTTTACTTGAGTGTCTACATAGTATCTTAACTGATTACTTATGTCAAACGCTTTGGTTGTTGCATCTCTATCAAGTGCAACAATTATTTTTTTAAATCTTTTTTTTAATATAGGTATATAACTATCTGGTAAACTTGTGCCCATTAAAGCAACACCAGAATACAAATGAGATACAGCACAGGCACTAGCACAGTCTTCAACTAACACAGCAGTATCACTATCGCCACATATAAAAGGATATTCTTTACTACCATACATAAACCATTTTGGATAAACCTGTGAATTTAATCCTCTGCCAACAGCACCATAAATATTTTTTTTATCTTTAATTAAAAAAACAGCACGATGTTGTTTAACATCATATCGTATGTCCACTCTTCCATCTATAAATGCTAAATTACAATTGTTTTTTTTAATGTAGTCTATGCACTTTTCTGTAGAAAATGCACTAACAAAATTTTTAGGAATGGTAAAAGTTTTTTTTTCTTGGTTGTTTTTTTTAGTGCGTGATAGTAGTGACGCAACGTCAGCCATTGATGGCTCTTTAGATGTCTGACCTTTGGCATTACATGAAGAATGAAAACAATACCACATAAGTTTACTGTTTTCTTTTTTAATTGTTAGTGTGTTGAGATTTTTACAAAATGGACAATCTATTCTTGTGTCTATTTCATCACCTTGGACAAGGCTTTCTATAATTGATAATTGATTTTTGAAATTCATAAAAGGTTTATAGTTTATAAATAAAAAAAAGTCAAGTGGTAGCACGCTCTACTACAAGGCTTTCCACTTGACTCATAAGGTTACAAGAACGACCGATAGTTCTTGCCTATTAGTAGTAACAGTTATAAGGAGACATACAATCCTTTTACTACTAAACTCTTAAACTTTCGTAAGGAGTGTGACGGGATTATCTTTTCTTCACAATCAGTTTGTACGTCTACAAACCCCTCTCCTTACAAAAATTTAAGGCGGGTAGTTTTGGTAAATTGGCACTACCCGAGCCACATGAGTATTATATATTTTTTATGGTGTCATGTCAACCTACCATTCTTTTTTGATTAGCTTGTGTTGAAGCAGGAAACAAACTAGAGTCAATAGGTGGCTCACAAGCATCTGGCTCTACCCAATAGTTTGTTCTAGCTTTAACAGCAGTATATCGGGTAAGTCCTTGATTACTTCGCAATCTAAGCAGTTCTCTTTTAAACAAACTACACCAATCAGAAATATGAACATTTACACCATAGTATCTTCTAGTTACGCCATTACCCATGTCTTTATCTACTGTAAGATACCAATGAGTTGATGATGCCCCAGAATCATGATTCATGTTGGACACCTCATCAATGGTAAAATCAAAGTGATGAGGACATTCTTTTACATCTTCACTAGAATGCCAATTATTCATGTCAGCGTTCTCAGTGTTATTAAAATCTCTTGCCCACATTATACACCCGCACTTTCTTTAGATGTAACAACAACAGCAACAGTATCATTAAGTTGTCGTTTTGCAATACACTCATCAATTAAGCTAGAGTTAACACCGCTTAAAGCTAGTGCTGTACCTGTGCCTGTAATCTTATGACGAATATTCTCAAACGCAGGGTCTTTTGCAATAAGCTGTTCAAGATACTTACTTGTTCTAATAAGTTCTGCATATGCTTTGAACATCTCTTTCATTTCTTCTCTGTGTTTGTGCCATTTAAGATGCACTCTCTCTAATGTGTCTTGCCAAGAATATAATAGTTGATATTCTTCTGGTGTGACTAGATGTGCTCTCTCATAACAAGAATGTTGAGAACGAGGTGTGATACAAGTTAAAGCTAAATCATTCTCAACAAAAAATTTCTTACCATATTCTGTAATAGATTTTTCTAGCTTTTGAAAATCATCTGACCAACGACTTATTCGTTTGCCATTATAGTCATACATATCACCATTTTTTTTACCCCAATCGGTTAAGAACATGTACTTCATAACATCAATACCACTCTCAACCATCTCTTCAAAATAAATAGCTATAGTATCTTTTATGCTTAAACTGCCAATCTCTTTACCAGATGAGCCATAACGATAACCACCACCATAACCATCACAGTCAAAGTTAGCATACAAAGACCTTTCATCTCTCTGTATATTACCCTCATCATTTTTCTTATCTCTATCGGTAAACCAGAAACAAGACTCTTTACGAGTAAGGTCATACTTTGATAGTGTAGCTAAATCTTCTTTAGGATATAAGCCCTCTATCTTGTTTTTTACAAACTCTTTTATCTTGGGTATACAGTCTTTGAACTCTTGTATTGAGTCAGCCCTAGCTGTAGCCCACTTGCTTGGCATAGATGATACCAAAGTTTGTGAAAACGCATAAGCTATTGGTCTGCTCTGCGTTTGATTTAGTAACGTCTTTTTTACTTTTGCAACCATGTTTTCTCCTTTGTTGTGGTTGTTAATATACTTATATTTATAATATATTTTAATCGTTAGGTCAAATACATTTAATGTTTGTGATAGCTGACATTTTTTATCTCCTTACTCCAACAAGCACGACAGTCAAGACACTTATTGTCTTGAAACCTAGATGGGCAGTCATGACCTATTGGTTTTTGTTTGTGATGAACTGTTGAGGTATACTCAAAGTTCGGTGGCTTTCCATCAATCATAGGGGCAGATACTCTGACAGTAAGATTGTCTGGAAACTGTTTATATATTTTTAGATAGTCTGATACAACTTTGGCTTCTCTTGTTGGTAGCCAATGATAAATAGTAGGTGTGTTTTGACATACCATAACTATTTTTTCTAACATAGCCATGCTATCCAAATCACCAGAATCAAACCAACGCATATGCCCAGACTTTTTACAGTAATGATTAACCATAACAGTCATAGCATCAACAAACTTTGTATGTTTAAATGCGTCAAATCTTTTTTGCAAACCCTGTTGTACACTAGGAAATAAGTAATTACCTTTCATAGCATAACAGCCATGACAAGTAGTGCCTTTTGTTTTGCGTAACTTACTGCCTGTCTTACATAGTTTGGCAGGTGTATTGTATGTAGGACAAGGCATTTTACCTGCCTTGCCCAAACTACCTGTTATCTCTCTTGATTCTTTTAAGCTCACTGTTTTCCACCAATAGTTTTTTATAATCTTCTAATAAATTAATATACCTTTGTTTGTATCTAATTTTAAGAAGTAGTTGTTTTCTCCAATTTTTTTTTAGATTATCTACTTTAATATACAAAGTGTAAAGACTAGGTCGACCGCTTGTCATCTGTCGTTTGCGTATATTAAAATTAAAGTTCCGATAATACAAATAATAATAAGTTCAATAATCATAGTTTTCCTCTTGACAATGTTTGTGATGAAAGTATAATCAGCCAACCCCCTAAAGGGAGGCTGTACTTATACAGTTTGGTATTATATAAAAAAATATATGGTAGGTCAACCTAGTTGGGCGGGAAAGCCTTTTCTACCTTGTATCTCTTTTATAAGCTCATAGATTGATTCTCTATCAATATACATGTTAGTAATTCTCATACCATCAGTATTTAATACATCATCAACCTCGATTAATAAATGAACATTACTCAAAGTAGAAAAAGTATTGCCAACTTTTTTTACAGGAACTGTTAAAGATATTCTACTGTCTTGCATACCATACCTGTAATCAAATGCTCTCTTAACAGGTAAAGTTAATTTAGCTTGATAATCCATTGGTTTAGTATTCTTGTGATTCATTTTGTACCGCCTAACTTATTGATTTCATTTACTTTTTCATCAACATTATATTTTATTGATGACCACTCACTTGATGCAATTCTGTTTCGCCACTTTGGTAATTTCTCTAAAGCAACATTAGTTTTTAATCCTATGTGATTACGAACATCTTCTAAAGTAATCATCATTGGTACAGAACTTACAAGTTTATTTAAGAACTTATGTCTTGCATAAACCTCTGGATAATTTTTGTAAGTAATTTCACCTATACCTATTGCCATACTGCCCCAAGCTAAGTAATACGTTGTATCTTTGTATGCAAGTTTTCCATCCTTTGGTTTTTTATAACAAACTTCTTTTGAATTTTCTACGTTTCTAGTATCTACTGTTAGTGACATATTATTTCTCCTTAATTCTTTTAATTTTTTTATCGTTGCCATACTTTATGTATAACCAAACTAATCTTAGTAGTAAATTTCGCATATATACTCCTGCTGTTTATACCCTATTATATTAAATTATTTTTGTTAGGTCAAATAAAAAACCCCCCTACACAAACGAGGGGGGCAACATTACAATGGAGGAAGTAATGAAACTATGGTAATCTTTTTACTGTAACCAATGGATAAGTTTGTTCTGCCACTTGGTCAACTCGATATCTCATCTTACCAACACGCAAGTACGATAATGAAGCAACATCAATCTTACGAAACTCATGTTTGTTTTTATCATACACATTTAGAAACCTAGCTTTTTCATATGGTGAGAGTGGTCTAGTATTCTTAATCTTCTTCCACTTACCTTTGTACATATACCGACTGCGTGGTTTGAAATCACAATAATAAATCCTGTCGGTTGTATTGTGTGTATCATTGATTGCATAAAAAGGTTTATTGTTGTAATACCATTTTATCTTATCAGTTATTTGACTTGCGGTATATTGCTTATCTTCTTCAAAAGGCAACTGCTCATCAAATAAAGCCATTTGTGTAGTCATATGAACTCCTTTGTTTATAGTTATATATTATTAAATTTTACCCTGTACGTCAAGTCGTAGAGCCACGCATTTCGGGTGTTTTTTTATGATAGTAATAGTAATAACTAGGGTTACCCAGAGGGTAACACATTAGATGCCGAGCGAAGCGAGGCGAAAAAAAAAATAATTCAACTGATGATAGTACAGCCCAACTTATGATAGTAAGTACCCTAGCTGTAGGAATAAAAAAAGCCCCGCTTATTCGGGGCTTTAGGAGGAAAATATAAAATTAAATTAAGCTCGTTTTAAATAATCCCTATGATTTGGATGTTCGTCAACTCTATCAATGAAACCCTTTTTGACCGCTTGTTCTGGTGTCATTGTTGAGATGTGAGCAAGATTACAAGATTTAAATAATTCGTTTAAATCACTTTGCCAAGACAATAAATTTTCTGGTGTTACACCCTCTGGAAGTACTAACTTTTTACCGCCAATAATTGTCTTAGTTTCCTTAACTGTAATTACCAAGCCCGATAAACTAGCTTTAAAATCAGCATAAGATTTAGACAATGTTGAAACAGTTTTCTTATTGCCCGAATTTCCATAAATAGTCTGGAAGATTGCTAATAAATCCGCCTTGCCAAGTCTTACTTGTTCATCACCATGCGGGTTAAATCTCTCAGTTCCCGCAACAGTATTAGGATTTTTAATCATCATAGCACCACGATTTGAAACCATTTTTGATTTACTCTCGTCAAGGTCTGAAATATACAAAGATTGCCCAATTAAAACTTGTGCAATTTTCATACTATCTCTTAATGATGCTCTTTTATTCTGGCTGAATTTATCCGCTTTGCTATAGTCCGCCTCAGGAATACCAAGGCATAAGTCCGCAAATTGTTTACAATGATTAGTTAATTCTTCAGCACTAAATTTTGTACCGCTCATTATTTGAAATTCATCATAAATAATAAACTGACAAATATAATTGGCATTATTAACAACAGCCGAATTAATACCGCTTTGTTTCTTATCAATATCTGATAAGTTATCTTTAATTTTCCCTGTTAACTGACTAGGGTTAAAAGTCGCATTTGATTTAGTCATATAATTTTTCCTTTCGGTTAATATAAGGATATTCTATAAAATTTTTAATTATTCGTCAAACGCAAACAAAAAGAAATATTAATTAATTTTAATTTTATCCCCAAACTTATCCACAGGAAAAAATGGCTGTTTTCTGGGGCAAACACAACATTATACAATGTGCGATATTCGGCGGAATACTTAGGTTTTTATATATGGTTTACAATAAGGGAAATACCCAAAGAAGAACAAACAAGGAACTAAATAGTTACAAAATTTAGGGCTGTCTTTTATGGTCTATTGCGTTAACCATGAGAACAAATCGGGAACTTTTTTTATGATAGTAAGGTACATAGAGTCACACGCCATGCGTGTGTCCATAGAGGTAGAACAAAAAGGGAACACATAGGCTACACGGATAGAACATTGATGTACGTTCTGTGAAGTCTTAGCGAGCACGCTTGCGTGCGAGCTGAAAATCCTATAGATTAATGATAGTAGCTACAACTCAACTTGCTGTAAATAAATTATTTTACTGGGGAACTCAATAAACCTTTTTGGGCTTAGGGGTATGCCAGTGCCACCCCACCCTACCCCCTATTGTGAATACGCCGTTACCACAAAAAGTAAAAAAAAGGGTGTAAACCAGTATGGCCGCACCCTTAATAGTAAATATAAAGCCCCCCTCTAGGGGTAGTAAATATATTATACAAGTCACTTCAAATTTGTCAATAATAAAATAAAAAAAGATTGACAGATTCTTGTAAAGCACTATAATAGGGTGTATGTATTTTTTATTTGGCAACATAGCACACACGCTTTAAACAACCATTAAGGCTATACGCCGTAAAAAATACACTTATTCCATTGGTGGTCTGGGGAACTCACCACGATAAACACGAGTTCCAACGATTTTACCCAATGGATTGCAATGTTTTCCATTGGTACCCTATACTTTAAACCACGGAGAACAAAATGACAACAAATGAAATGATTAGCGAATTAACAGAAACAGTAAAACACCTACAAAAAGACGTAGAGATATTAAAAAAAGATAAAGATTACCTGTATAGTAAGCTAGAAAAAGCTTATGATGACAGAATACAACTCCGTGCAGAAAATCGTAGACTTAAAAAACCTGCTATTATTAAAGCTATGGAAGTTTCTAATGAAGAAGAAGAATGTCTGGCCTGTTCAGCTTAAAAAACGACATAATAAAACAGAGTCAAGAGTTTTATAATGCTAAATCTAAAGAAGATAAGCAAAAAATACGAGAAAGTTTACAAAAAACTTTTAAAAAAGCACATAAATTTAGACATAGTCCAATGATTGACTATAAATCTATAGAAAAAATGATAAAAAATATAATTTAAATAAGGAAACCACATATGTACGGAAGATTAGGAAAAAAAACTACTAAAAAAATGGCAGGAATGAAGAAAAGACTTGGTAAAGGTGGTACGCCTAAAGCTAAATCTGCAATGATGAAGATGAAAGCTGATAAAAAAGCTAAAAAATCTAAATCTATGTATGCCAACTAGAAATTATAAAAAAGAATACGCTAATTACCATTCAAAACCTACTCAAAAGAAAAGAAGAGCAGGTAGAAATAAGGCAAATCGTCTAAAAGGTAAGAATGGTATGGATGTTCATCATAAAGATGGCAATCCTTTAAATAACTCCCGAAAAAACCTTGCGGTTACATCAAAGAAAGCTAATAGGTCTTTTGCAAGAAATAAAAAAGCAGGAAAAAAATGATATTTGAAAAAGCAGTATACACAGAAAGAGATGGATGGCATTTAAGACCAGAGCCTACAGATTGTGGTGTATGTAAAACATGTGGTCATGCTTGTCATTGTTCAAATGGTGGGTCATGTTGTGGCGGCGAATGTCAATGTAATTGTTGTGAACACGATGGCTAAAAAGAAAAGCAAGTCAACAGTTAACAAAGCAGGTAATTATACAAAACCTGGAATGCGTAAAAAGATTTTTAATCGTATCAAAGCTCAAGCTAGTCATGGAACGGGTGCGGGCAAATGGTCGGCAAGAAAAGCCCAGGCATTGGCCAAGGCTTATAAGAAAGCAGGTGGAGGATATAAATAATGCCAAGAACACTATCAAGTAAGCAGAAAAAAATAGCAAGAGTAGCATCACCAAGAAATAAAATAACTGGTGCTGACTTTAAAGCATTAAGAAAAAACAAAAGTAAAAATGGCACTAGCAAAAAGTCAAAGAAGCCTTAAGGCTTGGGGCAAACAAAAATGGAGAACAAAGAGTGGTAAAAAAAGCTCTGTTACTGGTGAAAGATATCTTCCAGAAAAAGCTATCAAAGCTCTTACTCCTGCAGAGTATGCCGCTAGTACTAAAGCTAAAAGAAAAGCTAAAAAAGCAGGTAAACAAGTTTCTAAACAACCAAAGCGAATAGCAAAAAAAACAAGAGCATATAGAAAATTTTCGTGAAACGAACAATAACCCAAGACATAATATCTTGGTCTAAAAATTTTCTTGAAAAGCCAAACAAGGATTTAGGCGGTAAACCAGTATGTCCTTTTGCTAAAAAAACAAGAAAAGAAAATAAACTACGAATAGTTGAAACAAAAGAATCAGAAGATTTTTTAAATAAACTAGTTGATGAATGTAAATCATTTGGTGACAATGATGTAGTTATTGTTGCTTGTGATGACATGACAATAACATCAGATGAACTTAATAATTATGTTCATGCCTTAAATAAAGTTTTTGTAAGGGATGATGTATACTTAATAGCAAGTTATCCCGATGATGAAGTTATAGAGTTTCTTGAAAGTGATGACTTTGAACCAGACAATAATTTTTACATGGTTCTAATTCAAAGCTATCAGAAGCTTGAAGATGGTAGTTCATCTTTAAGCAAAACAAACTATTACGAACATTGGTCAGATGAATATTATGCTGACACTGTGCTTGTAAGAAAACAATATGGAGATATTCATGGCAGGAATGAAAAAAAGAGCTAAAAAAACTAATGGCAAAATGATGATGGGTGCTAAAAAAATGCCTATGGCTAAAGGTAAAAAAGGCATGAAAAAAAGAGCTAAAAAGAAATAGTGCTAGATAGTCAAAAAAGAAAAATTAAAAAAGTGATAAAGGGCTTATCAAAAGCATCTAAGTCACATAAAAAACAGGCTAATACACTAAAAAAAACTTTAAATGGCAGACCCAAAAAAAGGAACGGGTAAAAAACCCCCAGGCAGTGGTCGTAGATTATATACTGACGAAAATCCAAAAGATACAGTTAGGATAAAATTTGCAACAGAAGCTGATGCTAGAGCAACAGTAGCAAAGGTTAAAAAGATAAAAAAACCATTTGCAAGAAAGATACAAATCTTAACTGTTGGAGAACAGCGAGCTAAAGTTATGGGTAAAACCGCAGTTGCTAATATATTTAAAAAGGGAAAAGAAAGTATAAGGAATGCGAAAAGAACATAAAAGCAAGACTGGTGGATTAACTGCGGCAGGTAGAAAGTACTTTAAAAAAAAAGAAGGTGCTAACTTAAAGCCTCCAGTAAAATCAGGAGTCAATCCACGCCGAGTTTCTTTTGCCGCCAGATTTGCGGGAATGAAGGGCCCTATGAAAGATGAAAAGGGCCGCCCGACCAGGAAGGCACTGGCCCTCCGCAAATGGGGATTTCGTAGTGAAGAATCTGCTCGTAACTTTGCTAAAAGACATAAGAAGAAAAAATAATGGCTAGACGAGGATTGTATGCAAACATCCATGCTAAAAGAAAGCGTGGAGAAAGAATGAGAAAGAAAGGTGAGAAAGGTGCACCTACAGCTTCACAATTTAAAAGAGCTAAACAAACTGTAAGAAAAAAATAATGCCACTATACGAATATGAAAATAAAAAAACAGGAGAAAGATTTACAGAACATCTTCCAATACATAAAAGAAACAATCCGTGTAGGTCTCCTTTTATTAGAAGAGTTATTACTGCTCCTAACTTATCTATTATATCAGATGTGGGTGGAAAAGAAGATAAAGCCAGAGAACAAATATTACAAGCGGCAGAAGATGGGTACAAAGAACGAGAGATAAAAGAAGAATTAGGTATAAAAAAAAATCCAGATTGGGTAAAAGAAAAAAGAATAAAAAAGAAACAAAAGAGGCAATGGCTGTAAATGCTACCAAGTAAAAAAGAAAATAAAGAATTAACAGAACAACAACAAAAATTTATTGATGCTTTATTTGGAGAAGCAAATGGAAGTCCAAAGAGAGCAGGAGAGATAGCAGGTTATTCACCATTTTCATATAGTAAAGTTGTTAAATCTTTAAAAGATGAAATACTAGAAAGAGCAGAATATTCTTTAGCATTTAATTCTGCAAAAGCTGTAAAAGGATTGGTAAATGCTTTAGATGATGATGGAACTACTCCAGGAGCTAATATACGCATGGAAGCGGCAAAACAAATTTTAGATAGAACTGGTCTTGTTAAAAAAGAAAAAATTGACATTACTGGAAAAATGGCTCACGGAATATTTATATTACCACCTAAAGATGGAACTAATCAAGCGTAAAGCAAGAACAATACCTTTCGGATATAAGTTAGCAGAAGATACAAAGTATTTAGAACCTATACCCGAAGAGTTAGAAGCTCTAGAACAAGCTATGAAATATTTAGAAAGCTGTTCATATAGAGAAGTGGCTAATTGGTTAAAAGCAAAAACTAAAAGACCAATCAGTCATGTAGGATTAAAAAAAATATTTGATAAATGGAAGAACTTAAACCACCAAAGCCAAAAGCAAACCTCGGAAGAAAACGAGGTAAGCCTCAAGGAACAAGAAACTTTAGCAGTGCAGTAAAAGCAAAAATATCTGCACAAAGAACTTTAAGAGAGCAAAATAAAAAAATAATAAAAGCTCAAACAGAGTTTCATAATGCTAAAAAGAAAAAAGAAAATTTATTAAAAGCAGACGATGCATTAAAAGGTAAAGAATCTACAGTATTAACAACAAACGATGTAGAAACTCTTACACCAAAAGTTCAAGAACACATAAATGAAAATGTTGTATTTAAACCAAACGATGGCCCACAAACAACATTTTTAGCGGCATCTGAAAGAGAAGTATTTTATGGTGGAGCAAGAGGTGGTGGTAAATCATATGCCATGCTTATTGACCCACTTCGATATTGTGATAAACAACATCATAGAGCATTATTAATTAGACGTTCTATGCCAGAACTTAGAGATATGATTAATCATTCTCAACGTTTATATTCACAAGCATTTCCAAATGCTAAATGGAGAGAGCAAGAAAAAGAATGGCGATTTCCATCTGGAGCTAGAATTGAATTTGGTTATGCAGAAAATTTAACAGACGTTCTTCGTTATCAAGGACAGTCTTATACTTGGATAGGTATAGATGAGTTACCTCAATATCCTACTCCAGAAATATACAACTTTTTACGTTCCTCCCTAAGAAGTGTAGACCCAGAGATACCTGTGTTTATGAGAGCTACAGGCAATCCAGGTAACGTAGGTTCTGGATGGGTTAAAGAAATGTTTATTGACCCAACAAACCCAGGCAAACCCTTTGACGTAGTAGTAGATACTGTAGCAGGACAAAGAAAAATTACAAGAAGATTTATACCTGCTAAGTTACAAGATAATCCTTATCTAATGCAAACAGATGATTATCTTATTATGTTGTCATCTTTACCAGAAGTACAACGTAAACAATTTTTAGATGGAGATTGGAGTGCATTTGAAAACTCTGCTTTTCCAGAGTTTGACCCAATAAAGCATGTTAGTGAACCTTTTGAAATACCTCGTAATTGGCATAGGTTTCGTACTTGTGACTGGGGTTATGCTTCTTATGCTTGTTGTTTATGGATTGCTATTGATTTTGATAACAACTTATGGGTATATAGAGAACTATACACACAAAGAGTAACTGCAGATATATTTGCACAAAAAGTTTTAGAAGCAGAAAGAAATGAGTATGTAAGATATGGAGTTCTTGATTCATCAACTTGGGCAAGACGAGGAGACGTAGGGCCTAGTATAGCTGAAACAATGATACAGCAAGGATGTAAATGGAGACCATCAGATAGGTCACCAAGAAGTCGAGTAAATGGTAAATTAGAATTACATAAACGTTTTTCCGTAAGTGAAAAAACTGGTGAGCCTGCTTTAAAAATTTTTAGTAATTGTAAAAATTTATTAAGAACTTTACCTTTACTTCCTGTAGATAGAAATAATCCAGAGGATGTAGATACAGATGTAGAAGACCATGCATATGATGCATTACGTTATGGTGCAATGTCAAGACCATTACATCCAAATGCATATAACAATGATACATATCTGCAAACACAAAAAGAAAAAATATTTAAACCTGCTGACCGAATATTTGGATACTAATGATACCAGAAAAAATTAAGATAGGTTATAAAGAATATAGGTTAGAAAAATGGAAACAAACTGTTGCTAGTGCAAATGAAGCACAAGGACAGTTTTTTGCAAAAGAAGGTATCATCGGATATACAGATGATGAAAAAGGAGTTTCTCATGCTAACACATTGTTACATGAAATAATACACGCAATAGTGTATCAATGGAATATAGATGTTGGAGAGAAAGAAGAAACTATAGTTAATGGTTTAACGAATGGTTTAACAACAGTCTTAGTAGATAATCCTAAATTAATAGATTATTTAAAAAAGAATATAAAGGAGGGCTAGATGCCACAACCAGTATTGACAAAATATAAACAAGGAGACCTTGGTGCGGATTATTCAAAAGATACTCCAGTTGGTGAAAAAATTGATATGTCCATACATGCTAATGATGAAACCAGACCAGATTCGTTTCCTAAACAACAAAAGAAAACAAACGTAGACCCATCTTTTAATAGAATGGCTGATGAAAAAGATTACTAGGAGGTAATGATGAACATACTAAAAAAATATACTCAAGGTGAAGTTTCAGAAGTAGCTGATGGTGCACCTGCAAAAGAAAAACCAGATGCAAGTATTTTAAAACAATACACGCAAGCTGAAGTTTCTGCTGTGCCAGATACACCACCTGCAAAAGAAAAGCCAGATGGAAGTATCCTAAAGAAGTATACTCAAGGTGAATTATCAGACGCACAAGAAGCAAAGTAAAAAATGGCTGATGACCAAATTATTGTTTTGGGTGATACCGAACAAGAAGATGCATATAATAGTTTAGCAAGTGTTATAAAAGCTAAATTTCAAGCATCTGAAAATGCTAGACAATTTGATGAAAAAAGATGGCTAAGAGCTTATCGTAACTATAGAGGTATCTATGGTAATGACATGGCATTTACAGAAAGTGAAAAGTCAAAAGTATTTGTTAAAATAACAAAAACAAAAGTCATGGCCGCTTATGGTCAAATTATCGAAGTATTATTTTCTAGTGGTAAATTTCCATTAGGTATCGACCCTACAGTTATGCCAGAGGATATTGCAGAATATGCTCATGTAGCTAAAGAATCACAACCTGCTGAAGAGCAAGAAGTGAGAAGTCCATATGGATTTCCTGGTGATGGTAATGATTTAGAACCAGGTGCTACATTTGATTCTATATTAGGCGGATTAAGAGAGGAGTATGGAAAAGCTAATTTTTCAGAAGGGCCTTCAAAAGATGGTAGGTCAGAACCTCAAATTAGTCCTGCAGAAATATCTGCAAAAAATATGGAAAGACTTATTCATGACCAATTAGGTGAATCAAGTGCTACATCTGTATTTAGACATTCATTATTTGAAATGGCTTTATTAGGTACAGGTATTGTTAAAGGGCCTTTTAGTTATGATAAACTTTCTCATAAATGGGAAAAAGATAGAGAGACAGGTACAAATGTTTACAATCCAAAAAGTAAATTAGTACCAAGAATAGAAGCAGTATCTTGTTGGGATTTTTATCCAGACCCAGATGCTGTTACAGTTGATGATGCAGATTATATAATAGAAAGACATAACTATACAAAAACTCAACTTAGAGATTTAATGAATAGGCCTTTCTTTAGAGCAGATGCTGTAAGAGAATGTTTAGCCATGGGGCCTAACTATGAAGCTCGTGGATATGAAAGTTCTTTATTAGATAGAGAAACAACTGATGAGTTTGATAAAAACAGATATGAAATTTTAGAGTTTTGGGGATACCTAGATAAAGAGTTAGCAGAACAAGCAGGTCTAGAGATAGACGATGATATGGATGAATTAGATGAACTATCTGTAAACTGTTGGGTATGTAATGGAAAAATACTAAGATTAGTTATAAATCCATTTACTCCTGCAAGACTGCCTTACATGGTATGTCCATATGAAATAAATCCATATCAATTTTTTGGTGTAGGTATTCCAGAAAATATGGATGATGCACAAACAATTATGAATGGTCATGCAAGAATGGCTATTGATAATCTTGCCCTTGCAGGTAATCTAGTATTTGATGTCGATGAGACAATGCTAGTACCTGGGCAAGATATGAAAGTATTTCCAGGTAAAATATTTAGAAGACAAAGTGGTCAACCAGGACAATCAATACATGGTGTTAAGTTTCCAAATACAGCAAATGAAAACTTAATGATGTTTGATAGATTTAGACAGTTAGCTGATGAATCTACAGGTATACCATCTTATTCACATGGAACAACAGGCGTTCAATCTACAACTAGAACTGCCGCAGGTATGTCTATGCTAATGGGAGCGGCGGCTTTAAATATAAAAACAGTAGTAAAAAATATTGATGATTATTTATTACGACCACTAGGCGAATCTATGTTTGCTTGGAACATGCAGTTTAATGAAGATACCCCAGAGATAAGAGGAGACCTGGATGTGAAAGCACGAGGTACTTCATCATTAATGCAAAAAGAAGTAAGGTCTCAAAGATTGATGACTTTCTTACAAACTGCTTCTAATCAAAACCTTGCACCATTTGTAAAATGGCATTCTGTATTATCAGAGATTGCAAAGTCACTTGATATAGAACCAGAAAAATTAATTAACGACCCAGAACGGGCGGCAATATTTGCAAAAATAATGGGGATGGCAAATGGAAATCAACAAAATGAAGGCGATGGTCAACAGCCCAATGTGGCCCAATCTGGAGACGTACCTCCAGGAGCAAATCCAAATGACCCAACTGGCGTTGGAGGTGGCAACATCGGAGTTGGAGGTGTACCGCAAGCAGGGGAGACTGGCTTCACTCAGAGAGCTACTGGCACTCAAGGAACAACTTAATAAGAAAAAACAATGGTAACAGGAACAAACTTACAATTAACATACGATGAAAATACAGACTCTTGGAGTTATCAAAATGTAGATTATGAATATCCTGGAACTCCAGGAAATAGTTGGTCTGGATTTACATCACCAGACCCAGATTTTGAATATGTACCAGAGACACCAGATGCATCACAACCAGATACAGACCCATGTCCTGCAGGTTACATGTATGATGAAACATTAAAACAATGTGTTCCAGACCCAGATTATAGAGCACCTTCATATTATGGTGAACCAGAAACTACTGGAGGCGGTAGTGATAATTTTGAAGATACAAATAAAATACCATCAAATCAAGTAAAAGATTTTTGGATATCAATGAAAGATAAAGTAATACCTGCAGGTCAACCAGGTGCAGGTATGACAGGATTACAAGCTTATATTCAAAATTTAGATGACAGAGGTTTTACAAAAGTTGGTGATGATGGAAAATTATACTTTAAAAAAGATAATTTAGGTTCTTCTCTTGCAGGAGCGGCATTATCAAGAATTGGTTTAGGTGGTGAGCCAGATGCAAAAACAAATCAAATTATAAAAGATTTATCACTGATGGGTGCAATAAATCAAGCAAACATTGTTTCAACAGGGGTTGATGCAGAAGGTAATTTAAATTTAGATTTAGCAGGTAATTTAGAAATTAGTAATCAAGCAAATATGTTTCCAACATATAATTATGATGGCAGACAAGGTGATTTTCTTGGTGTTACTGATACATCGGGTGTAACAGCTATGCCAGATTATGATATAGGCGGAAATATAGTATTAGGTTCTACTTGGACAAATTATATAAATAAACTATTTTCACCAACAAGTACAGATTCAACAACAGGATTTCAAAGTTCTACAGACACTTCTAATTTAGAAGATAGTACGTCTGATTTACTTGTTGAAGAAAAAATAAAAGAAGAAAAATTAAAACAAGAAGAAATAAAAACAGAAAAAGCAAGAAAAGAATTTGCAGAAATGCAAGAAACTGAAAAAGGTAACACTATTGTAGATAAAGATACAGGCGACACTTATACAAAAGTTACAAATAATCAAACTGGCGGTGGAGGTTCTCAAGGATTTACATTTACAAGTCCAGACCCTAAACCAGTAACACCTAAAGATTATAAAATCCCAGGTGGGAGAACAGTTCAAGTAGGCCCAAGAGCAGGAGTTATGGCTCCTCAACCACCACAAGGGCCTGCAGGTGGGCCAAATTTAACAAATAGGTAATAGGAGAAAAATATGCCACATGTACCAGGACACGGAGGAATGATGAGTAACCCTATGGGGCAAGAAGCTCCTATGGGTCAACCAATGCAACAACCAAACACTATGGGTAATAGAGAAGATGCAGTATTAGATATGCATTTAACCCCAGACGTAAAACAGGCTTTACAATCAAAAGGTATTGATATTGGGCCTGTAGCTGATAGAGGGCCAACAGAACCTGTAGTAGTAATACCAGTTTCAATAGTAATGCAAAGATATCCTGGAAGTAGTCCAGAAGAGTCTATGCAACAATTTGTACAGGACATGACTGCAAATGCACAACCTCCTGCTACACCACAACCAGTTTCTGCTCCATCACCGATGGCAGGTCAGCCACCGATGGCGGCAGAAGCTCCAATGCCTTCACCAGAAGGTTTAGGAGCACCTAAAATGGATAGGCCACCTATGACACCTTAGTCATAGCCCCAATGCGACTCTAGGCCACCTGTTTTCCAACAGCACCAACAAAGGAGGATAAAATGGAAGAAGAAAATAAAGTTACTGAACAGGAAACTGAACAGGAACAAAAAACAGAGGCTCTTCTCGAGCCTAGACCTTACAAACGTAAGTCTGAACCAGAGGATACAGCTACCGACTCCAAAGACACTTCTTCAGAAGAAGAAGCCACTCAAGTAGAGGAACGCCCTGTAAACGCTGAAGAGAAAGTGTTTAAGAAAAGATATGACGACCTTAAACGCCACTACGATTCTACTGTAAACAAACACAAAGAAGAGACATCAAATCTTAAACGTCAGTTAGAAGAAAGTACACAACAGGCACTACCTAAGACTAAAGAAGAGATAGAAGCTTGGCGAAATAAATATCCAGATGTGTATGATGTTATACAAACTATAGCACAAACAAAAGCGGATGAAAAAGCCAAAAATGTAGAAACTAAATTAAAAGATTTAGAAGTTGCTCAAGCAAATGTCGCTAAAGATAAAGCTGAAGTTGAATTATCAAAACTTCATCCAGACTTTAACGAAATAAGAGCAGATGAAAAATTTCATGATTGGGTTTCAAAACAAGACTCTACTATTCAAGGGTGGTTATATGATAATACCTCTAATGCTACATTAGCAGGCCGTGCAATTGATTTATATAAAATGGATGCAGGGATTACTAAGTCTAAGAAAAATAGCATTAATAAAAAAGAGGCATCTAAGTCTGTTACTTCTACTTCTAAAAAAGACATTGAAGCAGGAGATAAAAAAGTTTGGAGTGTTCGTGAAATTGCAAAGTTAAAACCTCAAGAGTATATAAAATACGAAAAGGATATTGACCAAGCAAGATTAGAAGGTAGGATTCGTAATTAATCTTAACAGTCTATAGGAGGACTATTATGGCAATCTCAAAATCGGCGGGTTATGATAACCTACCATCGGGTAATTTTTTACCTATTATTTATAGCCAGAAAGTTCAAAAGTTCTTTAGAACTGCATCAGTAGTAGAAGATATTACTAACACTGATTATGCAGGGGAGATTGAAGCTTTCGGAGACACTGTTAACATAATTAAAGAGCCAACAATTAGCGTGGCATCTTACACTAGAGGTGGACAAATCAACATCCAAAATTTGGCTGATGACCAACTCCAACTCACTGTAGACCAAGCTAATGCGTTTGCTTTTAAAGTTGACGACATCGAAGAAAGACAATCTCATGTGAACTTTGAGGCTTTGGCTACTTCTTCTGGAGCATATGCTCTAAAAGATGCTTATGACGAAAACGTCATTGCGGCAATGTTTTCTGGTGCAGGAACAACTGTAGGTTCAGATGGTTCTGGAACTGACACAGGTTTCGGTACTTCAGAAACTGACCCAACAGATATTTTAGCAAACTCTGCTAAAAGATTACATGCGGCAGACGTACCAACAGACAACAGATGGTTCTTAGGAACTCCAGAGTTTTATGAACAGCTTGGACAAGCTAGTGCAAAACTAATGGATGCATCTGTTACTGGTGACGGAACATCACCATTAAGAAATGGTAGTGTTCTAGATGGTCAAGTTAATGGTTTTAGATTATATATGACCAATAACTTTGCGGCATCATCAACTTCTAACTATTTTAAAGTAATGTTTGGACACATGTCTTCAACTGCTACTGCTAATGCTATTGCAAAAACAGAAGTAGTAAGAGACCCAGACTCATTTGCTGATATAGTAAGAGGTTTACATGTGTTTGGTAGAAAAGTGCTTCGTACGGAAGCTCTTATCGCAAGACATTTACTAATAGATTAATAGGAGGATACACGAATGGCAACAGTAAGTAAAGTAACTGGTGGTACTGCAGGACATCCTTCTACTAGAAGGAAGCCTTATTGGGTTGAAAATACAGTTGATTTTTCACTGTTTGACCCTGCGGCTAACGATGTAGTACAAATGTTAAACATACCTGCTGAAACATTAATTATTAATGCAGGTATAGAAGTACTAACAGCTTCTGCGTCTGGTGTTACACTAGATTTAGGAGATGGTGGCGATGTAGATAGATATATTGATGGATTAGATTCCACATCTACTGGTCATGGTGCTCAAGTAGCTAACGCATCTAACGTAGGACATGTATATGGTTCTGCTGATACTTTAGATGTAAAAGTTCTTGGTGCACAAGATACTTCTGGTAAAATCAGAGTATGGGCATTAATGTGTGATATTAGCGGTTCAGATGAAACTGCATCAAACAGCTCATAATTATAACGGGGGCTTTAGTGCCCCCTTTTTAAAAATAATATGATAAAAATAGTAATGGCAATAATAATAACCTCAATGCCAAACTGGCCATCAGTGAGGTATCAAGGGTATATATACCCAGATATGGATACATGTTTAACATCTACTGAATTATATGTAGAACAATTTAGAGCATATGCCGATAGTCAAGGAGATTATGATGCTCATTTTGATTCTATATGTTTTGAAGTTGATGCATATTCAATAGAGGGATTTAACAATTTAGAATTAGGAATATAATGGCAACATATTTAGTATTAACAAATAGAGTTTTAAACGCACTAAATGAAATAGAAATGACTTCTGCTAATTTTAGTAGTAGTCGTGGAATACAAACTGCAGTTAAAAATTTTGTTAATCGTTCATTACATGACATATACAATGAGTTAGAAGAACTTCCTAGTTTACATAATGAAACATTTTATGATACTAATGCAGGTCAAAGAGAGTATAATTTACCTACTACTAACTTTCCACAAACAGGAGACAAAGAATGGCGTAAAATAGATTGGGATACAATATATTTAAAACCAAAAGAATTAGTAACAAATGGTGAATTTACTTCTGATATTAGCAGTTGGACTACAATAGCAGGTGAAGGTTCTGCATCATATAGTTCTACAGGTAATGGCAGACTATTGTTAAATGATTTTGCGGCACATCAATCATTCAGCACTAGTAAAAATACAGTGTATAGATTACAAGTAAAAGTTTATGATTCTAATAGTACAGGTCAAGCATTAAAGGTACAAGTTGGCACTGCGGCAGAAGGAACGCAAAATTTAAATACAACATTAACTGTAGAAGATTTTGGTGAAGGTGCTATATTAGATACACAATTTACTGCAACAGCACAAACAACTTTTATAACTTTAAATAACCCATCAACTGCAACTAATATGCTAGTTGATTATGTTAGAATATCTAGAAACATAAATCCAAAAAAATTAAGATATATATCATATGATGATTATATTAGACATTATGCAGAAAGAGATAAAGCAAACTTAAGCTCTTCTCAAAGAGAACCAAATAGTGTTTACAAAACTCAAAGTGGTAAGTTAGGACTAAGTCCAATACCAGACAGAAACGATTACTCAATAGTTATAGAATATTGGAATGAGCATACAGAATTATCTGCTCATGGTGATGAACCAGATTTAGATGACAGATATGCAGATTTAATTGTATCACGAGCAAGCTATTATGCATATAATCTTCGTTCTGACCCAGAACATGCATTGATGGCTAATAGAGAGTTTGAAAGAGGTTTAAGAAGATTACGTTCTGATTTAGTAACTAAAGAAGAATATATGAAAGATGAAAGAGTTAATCTTCGAGTGAGTATGTATTAATGCCTAATACTTCTCAAATAGCCCCTACAGTAGTTAGTTGTTATGGAGGACTTGTATTAAATAAAGATATATTTTCTATGAGACCTGGAGAAGCATTACAACTTACTAATTTTGAACCAGATATAGCAGGTGGTTACAAAAAAATGTTAGGAACAACACATTACAATAGTAATATTGTACCACAAGTATCTTCATCTAGTGAGATTGTAGATATGGTTGCAATATTTAATGACATAGTATTAGCGGCTAGAGGTGGCACTATATCTCGTGCAGGCACAACTGGTTCATGGACTTCTGTAGCTACAGGTAAAAGCACATCATTTAGATATGATTTTGAACGTTATAATTATAATGGCACAGAAAAAATAATGATAGCAACTGGCGGAGATGCGGCTTTTTCTATTGACACTTCTTTCAACGTTGATATAATAAATGCAACAGATGGTGGAACTGCTCCAACAAATCCAAAGTTTGTAGCATCATTTAAAAATCACATGTTTTATGCGGGCATGTCAAACGCTATATCTAGCGTAATATTTTCTGGCCCATTTGCAGAAGATGATTTTAATACTGGGGCAGGAACAATAAAAGTTGATACAACAATTGTTGGACTTAAAGTTTTTCGTGAAGAATTATTTATATTTGGTGAAGACAGAATATTTAAAATAACTGGCTCATCAAGTTCTGATTTTGCTGTTGTACCAGTTACAAGAAAAATTGGTTGTGTAGATGGTAAAAGTATTCAAGAAATAGGTGGTGATTTAATTTATTTAGCACCAGACGGACTTCGTACTATTGCAGGTACAGAAAGAATTGGTGACGTAGAATTAGGTACAGTATCAAAACAAATACAAGATAGAATTGCAGATATTGGAACAGATAATATTACATCTACTATCATTAGAAGCAAATCACAATATAGATTATTTTTTCCAGAAACTGCACAAGCAGAAATATTAGCAAAAGGAATTATATCTGTATTAAAAGCAAATCCAGAAACAGGAACATTAGGATTTGAATATGCAGATTTAAAAGGTATAAAACCTTCTGCAACTGACTCGTTTTTTGTAGGTGATACAGAAACAATAATACATGGTGGATATGATGGTTACGTCTACAAACAAGAATCTGGTGGAGTTTTTACAAGAGAGTCTGACACAGATACTATAATAGGATTTTACCGCTCTCCCGATATGTCGTTAGGAGACCCAGGTATAAGAAAAAGTATGCAAAGAGCTTTAGTCAACTATAAAGTTGGTGAAGCCATAGATACAACAAATCAAACATTTAGATTAAGATATAATTTTGATGATACAGATACACCACAACCAGATGCATATTCATTTTCGTCAGCAACTGTTGCGGCGTTTTATAATAGTGGTACCTATGGAGTATCAGCTTACGGCTCATCTGGATTTCCATTAGAGAGAATATCTGTGGAAGGTTCTGGGTTTGTTGTAGCATTTAAATTAGAAGACCA